CCGAAAATTTATTCTTTAGGGGCTTCAACGGAAAGAAAACAGAGATCAACTTTGTCGTTGAAGTTTTTTCGGTTGTTTGTTGTTCGACGGCCATTTTGCATCTCCTTAATTTATCTCATACTTCTAAATAAAATTCACTAACGTGTTAGGATAATATCCCTCCAGTCGGTAGCATTCCAGCTGCCGAAGTTGGTCCCATAGCATTGTAGTTTCCGCCATACTCATCTAAATCACTAGACTCATCATCGGCTAATTCTTCTGCTCCTTCATCACCTTCATTTTGATTTTCTTCGTCTTCCGCTGCTTGTTGTTCTTCCTCGGACATTCCCTCTTCACCTTCGGGAGGTTGACCCTGCTCAGCGGCTGCTGCATCTGCAGCCATCTTAGCTTGAGCGTATACTGGATTCAGGATAATATCTCCTTGAGGGAGTTCTTTTAGACCGTATTGCGACCTGACTTCATTTACTGTTTTAAGATATTCAACTTCCTGTTTTTCAAGTCTAATCTTTTGTTCTTCAATCAGGTCTGTGTAACCATGGAAAGCAAATTCATATTTCCCATCTGTTAGAGGATATACTAGATATCGATTGATGGTTTTTTCGACAAACCGCAACAAAGGGACAAGTCCCTTATCCTTCGAGAATTTGATTCGTTCAATTGCTGAAGAATCATTCATGGGTCTCGACTGTCCTGATACACCACCTTTGTTTGGAAAGTTGATTTCAACTGGGTCAATTTGATAAACGCCGCAAACAACATTGACGAGGTATTCTAACCATCGACCAAATTCCATATCTCGGTTAGATTGTCCAAGATTAATCCAATCTACTCCCCCTTCCGAAGATAGGATAGGAGTCTTCCAGGCATTAGATACACCAGTCAGTTGAGCATGCCACGCTCTCCTGAAAGCATCTAACTCTTCTCGTGGCACGTTAGAGCCTTTGATATTGACAATGCCCTTGGGCGTTGATCCTTGCGTAAAGAATCTTTTATTATATTCTTCTCCATAGATTTGTGAAGAAATATAGTTTAATGCCATTTCGATTTCTGAAATTCCGTATCCATTCGCTTTGATATCGGTGGTGGGATTTCTAACGGCAAAAGCCATTTCACCGTAATCATATGCAGTGTAAAGATTGCCATCGATAAACTGGACATAATAGATTCCCTTTTCAATGCGGGTTTTTGGATCAGACAATCGAATAGTTCCTGAATCGACTGCATAAAAAGCTGAAGGCTTTCCTGTCTTAGGATCTTTCACTATTTCAAAACATAATTGATCGAATGTCAAACTATCTCTTATTATTTTTCTTAAGAATGTGCCGAAGTCGTCTCGTTGAGGGTCTTTCATCTTTGTGTCGATTGTTCCACAATTATCTATGAATTCTCCGACTTCCATGATTGTTCGAACTTCTTCTTCGCTAACGTTTGGAACTTTTTTGTTCGGGTCTGCTTGCTTTAATAGATATTGATATTTCTTGTTCTTTGGTTGAATCGTATATCCAATTCTGTCGTTAGGCATGACATATGGAGTAGCAAATAGCCCGCACTGATTGATTCGGGTATTTATGATAGAAGCTATAACACCATTTCGATATGAGATTTTTCTTAGTAACTGGTAAGAAAGAGCCCATGAGGCATTCTTTGTTTTGAACTGCAAATAATCAAGAACAAATAGAGGGTCATAAAACTTAGTAACCGGGACTTGATCACGAGAATCTTGCTTGTCAAGAATTTTTCCTCCCGATAAAGCAACTTTCTGAGCCTTTTCAAGATCTGCTGCACCGGCCTGCGAGGGATCGGTTTCCGCAAAGGTGTATGACAAGTTCGACTTTTTAGTCGGTGTTTTCTTACGAGGCATTTATTTTATTCTCCCTATATCTTTTCCATCTATCGGCAACATCTGGTCGTTTCTTACCGAATTGAGGGTGTTTCGTTTTATCTTTAAATTTTTCGAGAAATAAGTTAGATAATTTTTCTCTATGCTCTTTTGAAAGTCTTTTGTTTTTCATCTTGATCGACAATTTTTTTCGAGTTTCTTCGGAAATAATGCGATTTTTCATTCTTTCTCTGATTTTTTCACATGCATCGTTCGAGAGTTTGTATCCTCCTCGCGTCGAAGGGTCTCGATTCAATGCTGATTTTCGCATTTTATCTTTTGTCTTTTCAGAGTGTAAAGAAGTGTGTCCATCTCCACCATCTGTTAAATTATAACCAATTTGTCGATCTTTTGAATTGTAAAACTTAATCCAAAATTTTTCTTTTTCACAGAGCTCTTCTTTTGATAATGCATAGTCAATATCAGTACGCTTGAATTTTTCTTTACCATACTTTTTAATTGCAACTTTTAGCCTAATTCCAGACCCCAAATATTTGGGGTCTGGAGTTTTCCTCATCATTTTTCCTATATAAATCATATTGTTTGTTAAATTTGACGTTTTATATATCGTATAAATCATGATTAATTGCCCTTTAAAAATGCTTTCCAGTCGATCACTTCGGCTGTTTCACCGAGGACGACGTTAAAATCTAATGGGTGTTTACTACTATCGTCGTACAATATTTTCTGTTTATCATAAACTGACGGTTTGGGTTTATCTTGGGCCCCAATTCCAAAGAAATCTTTATTAACGAATGAAAATGCCGATGCCTGCTTTTCGTGAACCAGTATGAAGGTGCCCACTGCAGTTGATATAATACTGTCGTCTTTCTTATTTCCCTGCGCTTCTGGTCGCCCCGATTCATTATATACGAAAGACAGAGCTTGATCTAACCAGATTCTACTATATATTACTAGCATGTTATTTCTTAGCAGTTCAGCGAGATTGTCAAGAATTAGAGGACGTGTTGTGCTGGTCGTAACAAATCCAGCCTTAGAATCTTTTGCGAAATAGATATTCGGATAGCTGCCGAGAATTTTTATCTGATCTTGCATGAATCCATTCTGAGCCCAATAACAGAGTAAGTGACCATGATTATTTCGTTCGATTACAAGTCGAGGGAATCCGTATATTGATCCCAAATGATATAGCAGTCGATAGAATTTTGGCATCGGTAATTTATCGGAAATCTCTGCGCATTGTTCAACAAATATTGGTTCTTTATTTAGTCTAAGAACGTAAGCTGAAGAATTATCAGATTGTGGATTTCCTTCGGCAGGGTCTACACACAGTATATATTGTTCACCTGGTTTATACTCTTTGTAGATTGTAATCTTATCATCCATTTGCTTTTTCTTCCAACTATCGACGTTATTCTCTTCTAGCCAAACGCCTATTGACTTGATAATTTGACGGTCGAAGAAGGGCTTACCAGATGCAATAAAGCATGATATATCATCTTCAGGATATTCTTGCATGAATTTTTCTTTAAGCGACGCTTGCTTAGATCTTCTCCAGGCTAGTTGTCCAAGAGTAAGATTATGAACATTGATCATGCTTTGTTCATCTTTGCTTAATGAATCCTTGATATACTCTTCTTCAGCTTGCTCTAGAGCAAAGTGATATTCTGGATGGTCAAACCATCGATAGAAATGAGGATAGGCAATCTGATTGAGTTTGCGATCTACTTCTGACATCTTTTTGGCAATCAAATAATCATCATGGAAATGATTATATCCATTCGCAGTAGTTTCGTAAATAATGACGCCATTATCTTTAGGAACAGTTTCTAATAGCGATGGGAGAAGCTCTTCCGGTTTTTCCCAGAAGGCATATTCGCTAGCATGCAAAAGATTTATTGTCGTTCCCCGCCCGAACCCGACTGATCCTGCTGTACCAATGAAGATCTTGCTGCCAATATCTTCAAATACTATTTCTCGTTTTGAGGAGTACTTTTTGAGTGGCTTGATTTCTTCTGGCAATTTATCGTACATCAGCTTGGTGATTTCAAAAATTCTAGCGGTTGATTCGGCATCGTGAGCAATAATAGCTGCGACAGTGTTGGGGACAAGAATACATTCTGTAAGAAAGAGAGCACAAACGAGAGTGGTAAATCCTAATTGGCGGGGTTTCAAGATGATATGCCGGCGAACGCCTTTAGCATTCATTTCGGTATATTTTTTATAGAATATTTCCTGAATCGGATTGAAAACAAAAGGAACAATATATCTATCTTTATCTTTAATACTGATTACTGATTCTATGAAAAATTTATGATCAGTTAAAAATCTTTGAATTAATTTTTCTTGTTCTTCATTTTTTGGAATTATCATTGCATTTTCTTTCTTTTTTTGCCTAAATGAGCTTGTCTTATTTTTTCTCTAGTTTCGTTAGACACAGGTTTCCCATATAGCGGATGCTTTTCTCCTGAAAATAATCCTTTATGCGCGTTTGACAATCTCTGTTTATATTCTTTATTTTGCCATCGTTTTTTCAAATTTTCTGACATTTTCTTTCGTTGTTCTTCGGTTCTTATGCTTCCTTTGGCATTTACATTTCCGATATGAGATGCACTAATTTTTTTTCTAGCTTCGGTCGTTTGTTTAAATCCTTTTATTGCTTCATTTTTTCTTTTTTGATACTCTTTGTTTTTATAAAAGGCCGCTCCTGAAGTGTTTTTCCCAGCTTGCGGACAAATGTTATATTCGGGCTTTAAAGTATCTAAATAATATTGTTCTCTTTCAATCAATTTTGATTTGTCTAGAACTTCTTCTATGATTTCAAACTTGAAGTTTTCTTCACCATATTTATTCCACGCATTTTGAAGATAATCTGAATGGTGATTTCCTCTATTTAGGCTACGGCTATGATCTTTCCACCTCTTATAAATATTTACAGAGCTTCCTACGTAGAAATTTCCGTTTGACGTATTCGTTATTTGATAAACTCCCGAGCTCATATCAATGCCAACTTTCGAGATAATTTTATGGGATCATGAACTTCATCTTCCCATATTATAATGCATCGCCATCCACACCTATTAAAACGACGCACTCGCCGCATCGTTTTGGCGAGGGATTCTTCTCTGTGCCAGTATAACCCGTACACTTCAATAACAACTCTCCGAGTTTTATTAATGAAGTCGGGTCTAAGGTTGTCGATCTTGAACGAGCCATCACCTGTGTACGAAAATGATGGGCCCAATATTTTCCATAGTTTCCGTTCCAGATTATTCGGCCCTGCCCTTCGGATGGGTCTTCTGTTAATTTGACTGAAAGCATTTCGTTTTTTGAGTCTTTCATATCCGTCATAATTTACTTCCCTCATCGCGATAAGCCGCGCTCATCTCTTTGACGCATAATAACTTGTGCGAGAGTAAGCGTGACGGGCTCACCACTGTTTGCTGCATCTTTTATGACGTTGCCAATGCTCGGAAACTGGGCTTTTTGTTCTTCTAGCAACCTTTGAGCATGTTCAAGCACTAAAGCAGCAGCGTTGAGTCGAACTCTATCTTCATCGGCAACTTGCATAAGTTGTGCTAAAGATAAAACTGCTTGATCAACTTGGCCAAGTATCTTCGAAAGGATATTGACTTTATGATCTTCGGCTATTCGACGTTTGATGTCAATGAAGTCTTGAGACAAAACAATCTGCTTATATTTTTTGGCGTCAATTTCTAGTGCACTACAGATATCTTCTTTCTTAC